CATCGCTGTCATCGTGTCGGACGCCGAACCCATCGTCACCCCGATGAACACACCGGCCGCCACCGACGTATCGACGCTCACGGACGCGGTGGAGCCGAACGGAATGTCGTTCCCGACCGACGCCGCGATCGCCGCCACCGTCGTGTGAAAGTGCCCGTTCCCGACGACCGTCGAGTTCGCGCCGGCGTTCCCGATCGTCCTCACGACCAGGTCGTATTCGAGGCGCCACGCCACGTTCGACGCCGACGTCGAGAACGCCGTCGCAGCGGACGCCCCCAACGACGTCCCCGACGTCGAAGTGCCGAACCGCGGCGTAATCGTCAAGTTCCCCGGCGAAGCCCCCGCCGTCGTCAAGATCCCGAACGCCGTCAGATGCCAGATCTGCCCGGCCCGCAACTGGTTCGCCGCAAACCCGGAGTACTGTGCGACCGGGAACATCGCGGTCTCAGAGGTGCCGGTGATCGCGGTCTGGTTCGCGAGGCAGATCGCGCCATCGAGCATCTGCCTGAACGGGCCGAACGCCATCCTGGGCCCGTCCATGCCGGCGAGCTCGGATCGGCGCAGCCATTCCTTCACGGATTCCGGGAGCCGCGCCTTCTCCTGTGGTGTCAGCCGGCCTTTTGGTTGCCCGATCGGGACGGCGAGTCTCTTCATCTGTTCCAGGTTCATGTCGCGCCTTTCATGTGGCCAGGACGGCGCTGCCGACAAGTGCGGTTCTGATTCTCATGTCACTCGGCTGCGGTGCGCTTCTCGGCGCGCTTCTGGGGCGCGGACGCCTTGTGGCCCATCCGCTTCAGCTCCGCGTCGACCGCCGCGAGCGCCTCCTCGTCCTCGCTGATCACAAGACCGGCACGTTCCCGCAGCAGAGCCGCGATGTACGCCTGCTCCTGCTCCTTGGTGTCTGCCATCAGAACTCCTTTACCGCCAGCTTTGTTTGATGCTCCTGGGCTCGCGTCCCGTCGGGCGCGGCCCCGAGCATGTAGTCACGCTGCCACGTCGTCGGCTGCGCCTCGAGGAACTGGTCGCGGCTTCCCTGCCACGCCTCGTACAGATCCTTCAGCTCCTGGTTGTCGTCGATGCTCAAACGGACAGGCTCGAACTGCTCCACCTGGCCGCGCGCGATCGGGGTGATCATGCAGATCGGCTCCCCCACCTTCCATTCGACCGGGCGGCCGGGGTCGGTGAGTTGCCAGTTGAACGTGAACGTCGCCACCGACCAGTCCGTTTCCACGATCCCCTCGAGCGGCGACAGACCGGCCTTCGGATAGTTGGGTGGCCCATGCACGTAGAGGTTGAATCCGGGCGGGGTGCGGAACAGATACGGGATCCGCCACGTCAGGATTCCCATTCCGAAGTGGCTGAGCGCAACCTCGCCCTCGCACTGCACGCTTGTTGAGTCCGCCGTGTCGCCGCCGTCCCAGATCGCGGTCACCTTCTCGGGTGTGCAGATCAGCCAGCCGTTCTGGTTCGCGATCAGCAACGGCAGGCACCTGTAGGCATACCGGGAGGGGCTCCCGTCCATCCACGGGCGGCCAGCTGGTGAAGCCAGCAACGGGAACTCCCTCCCGACCACGTATGCCTCCAATCTCATGCTCCGATCAGAACGCCGGGGTCACCAAGCCGGCACCGGAGATGACACTGATCGCCTTCGGCTGCCGCCCCGAGGCGAACGCCGAGTATGCGAACAGCTGGAGCCTGACTGTCAGGGTGCCCGATCCGACCTCGGGCATCACACGGGCCTGGAGCGGCCCTTCCCAGAGGATCAGGTCGGAGCTCGAGACCACGTAGATCTCGTCCTGGTTGGTGGCCGCACCGTCCTGTGTGCGGACGTTCGCGTCACGGACGACCTTGAGGCCGCCGAGCGACGTTGTCATCCCGACGTCCTGGGTGCCGGACGCCTGGTTGAGCGTGCCGAGCTGGAACAGCGGGAACGTCGACGACAGGTTGGACGCGAGCCACGCGGCCCGCCTCGGGTGCATGATGATCAGGTCGGCCTGCGTGTAGCGGTTCGACTCGATCTGCTGGATCGCGTCATACACCTTCGGCACGCACGCCGCGGCGGTGACCGGCGACGTGAACGTGACGGTGTTGACCGTCGCGACCGAGCGGATCCCGACGTGGTTGTTCGCGCCGGTGCCGTTCAGCAGCTGGCTGTCGAGCTGTGCGTCGTAGGCGCGGCGGAGGTCGGAGAAGATGACCTGGTCGATGCCCGGTTCTGCACGGTCGAACAGCTGCTGTGACACGTCCTGCTGGCCTGCGATCGTCCTGACCGGGACGGTCAGGAGCGCCTCGACGATGTCCGTTTCGGACACGGCCGCGTTGTCACCGGCCTGGTTCGCCACGCTGGTGCCCGTGGTGATCCGCGGGATCGTGATGTTCATGCCGGTCGACATGAGGGCCTGGGAGCCGATCGCGTCGGCGAACTGGCGTCCCGGCCTCGGGAGCTCGGCGTAAAGCTGGCCGAGGTACTGCGGCGGCACAAAGTTGCCGCCCGCCGTGACCGTGGTCGAGATGTCGCGGTACTCGGCCACGTCCTTGGTGTGACGCTCCAGCCGGAGGCGTGCTTCGATGTCGCCGCGGGTCGCGTTGACCATGTCGATGAAGAACGAGCGGCCCTCACGGGACGACTCCAGTGTGTACGTCGGCTTCTCGTTCTCGTGCAGCCTGGGGATCCGGGTCGGCACGAGGTCGGTGCTGTCGTCCGTCTCGGCGCGCTGCGCGGACGCGGCCTGTGCCTTGTCGATCGCGGCGAGCCGGTCGACCGTGTCCTGCCAACGGAGGTTCTCCCGTTCCGCGATCTTGAACTGGTCGCGGACGAACTCCATCTCGGTCGGGTCGGCGGAGTCGGGGAGCGCCTGAACCTTCGCGTCCCACTCCTCCATCTTTTCCACAGACTCGGCGAGGCGCTTGCGGGCCTCCTCGAGTTGTGATGTCGGTGCTGCCATGTTCACTTCCGTTCCGCGTCCAAGAGACGCTTTTTCGCGGCTTGCACCCGAGCAGCCGAATCTGTGCGTAGCTGCTTGAGCTCCTGGGCGCGCTTCTCCTTGTCCGCCTGCTGGCGCGACAAGTCGTCCTCCACCGTTAGGTGCGGGGTTGCGCTTTTGCCCAAGGCCAGGATCTGTTCCTGCGCCTCGGGCGTGTCCGCCGGCTCGTCCGGCGCGACAGTCGTCGGGATCACCGCCGCTGCTGTTTCGGGCAGCCGGCCCTCCGCGATCTCCTCGGTGATCCGTGAGCGAATGTGCTTCACGACACTGGTGTCGGTTTGCGGGTAGGCGCCCTGCGCCGTCACCGTCACGTCATACAACTGGCCAACCTCAAAAATGGTGCGGGTCACGTTGTCGTCGTCGTCGATGTGCCACTCGTCCCGCTCCACCGTGAACGCGAACGACGCCTGGTCCACATCGCCGCGTTCCATCAGCACCCGCAGGTCGCGCGCGTAACTCGTGTCAGCGACCTTCGCGTAGAAGTGCAAACCGACGGGGTCTTCGCGCAAATCCAGCGTTTTGTTCTTGGTGCGCGCGAGAACAAGCTTGGTGTCGTGGTCCCAGAGCGCGTGAACGTCGGGATTGCCGTCCAGCACCCGGGTGAACGCGCCAGGCGCGATCTTCTCCCGGAACCCGCCAAGGTCGAGGCTCAAACGGTTGTAGACGGACGCGTGTCCGCGGACGATCAGTTCGCCCTCGCCCGCACCTGACGCGCGCCACTCCACATCCGAGAGCGGCATCAAGCGGTATTCGCGGGCAGGCTTGGGCTCCGACACGTTGGCCGGCCTGTCGGTTGCTGCCATGTCGTCTAACCTCCCGGGGCGGGGTTGAGGGCGGGGTTCGGCGCGCCCCCGACCGGCGTGATCTGCGGGATCTGCCCGATACCGTCGGGAAGCGGCGGCCGTCCTTCGTCCGCGCGGGCCTCGTCGATCAGCAGCACCCCGGACTGAACCTGCTTATGCTGCACCTCGGCGCGTGTGGCAGCGTCGGCACGCAACAGATCGTCAATGTGGAACTCCGGGTGCAGCTCGGTGCCTGCGAACAGATCCATGTCGGAACGGAACGCGCCCTCGATCCTCGCGAGCCGTGGACGGAGAGCGAAGTTCATAAACCGGAGCGTCTCCTCCTCCGTCTTGAACGACGAGCCGGCGGCGGGACCGGACATGAGGGACGCTGCGGGGCCGAGGTAGATGCGGGCGGCAAGCTCGTCTGACCGTTCCTGCGTCTCGATCCACTGCGCGTCGACCAGTGGCATCCCGAGTTGTTTCACTTCGGCACCGTTGTAGAGGATCGCCATGTTCCCCTTGTTCGCCGGCCCCTGATGGCGGGCGTTCCAGTCTTTCAGCATGTTCAGGCCCTGCTCGCGGCTGAGCTGGCCTGGCACGGTGATGTACGACGGCGGGGTCGCGTCGTTGGCGTAGAAACTGCCCTGGAACGACTGTCCCGCCAAAGCCGCGGACAGGGACAGGCGGTGCTGCTGGATCGGTGACAGGCCCACGTCGCCGCCGTAGAGCGTGAAGCCGCGGACGTGCAGGACCTGGGCGGCGCTCAGGGTTTCTTTGGAGCCGCCGACGCCGATCTCGAACACCTTTGCGTTGCCTTCGGTGCGTTTCACGACGACCAGGGAAGGGTCCAGCACGTACATTGCGACGACCCTGCCGCGTGTCTTGAACTTCCGGACGAACGCGTTCCCGCACGTCTCGATCGACGCCGCGATATCCGAGTGGAAGTCAAACGCGGAGCAGTCCGGGTTTGGCTGCTCGTACAGGAGTTCGTACTGCCATGAACTGGTGGCTTTCCGCTTGGCGGCGTCCTCGCCTTGGTAGACGCACATCGGCAAACTGCCGATCGTTTCCGCCAGCAGCCTGATGCAAGCACCCACCGTCGGGATGCCGACCGCGGCCTGGAGGGTGTAGTTGACGCCGGCGGTGGTGCCACCCAGGAACGTCATGTAGGACGGGATGGCGCTCGAGCCGAAGTCGACGCGGTACTCGCGGTTCCCGCGCTGCGTCGCGAGAATCACGACAGCACCTCCCAGAACAGCACGTTCGTGCGGGGAACCGCCACACGGTGGTGGAGTTCGACGGTCGCGTTTTCGCCTTCGATCAGCGACGGCATCAGCAGCACATACGTGCCGTTCCATGTCTCCTGCAGGTAGCCCTCTAGCGAGGCGCCCATGCCTGTCTCGGGTTTGAAGTGGAGCCGCACCCGGCGTTTCCGTTTCAGCACACTTCCTCCACCGGCACCCACGGCTCCAGTTCGGGCCGCAACACGTTGAACTCGTCCGCCGCCTGCGCCCGTGACTCGCGCCGCAGGTGATGCTTGTGCTCGACCTTGATCGCCGTGACCATGCTCAACGCGTTCCCCAGCGGCTCGCCGTACCGGGGCCCAAGACCGTTCAGCCACACCGTTTCGCCATCCATGCCGCGCCCCGACAGCGAGAAATGGGTTGGCCCGTAGGCCATGTCGGGCAGAATCCGGTACAGGCGGCGTGACGGCCCGTACCAGGAGCGGAGCTCGTCGGTGGTCCACATCCCGATCTCCGCGGCGTCCAAGTCGGTCGCCTCGAGGTCGTACCTGGCGAGCGGTGACACCCACGAAATCTCCTCGTCGGCGTCCAGAACGAGCATCCAGTCCTCGTATGGGGTGCCGAGCAGGCTCGCGATCCGCGCGTAGCACGATCGTTTCTCGGGCTCGTTCCCCATCCACACCGTTTGCGGAACATGCAGCGTGACGCCGATCCCAGCGGCGCGCGCCGCAGCGACAATGGCTTCGGCCTGGTCGCCACCGGACGCCGGCCGGCCCTCCGGATACGCGAAAAACGCCCCATCCACGGCTATTACGTGGTCGCAGAGCTTCGCGAACGCGGCGGTGGAGGCGGCGAGCCAGCTCGGGTCCTCGTCGAACCACGACATGCACCCGAACACCCTCACGCCGCCACCAGCTCGGCCACGGCCACCGGATCGTGGGGGGACACCACCCGGAGGAAGCGATCGGGCATCAGAACCGCCCCCTCATGCGCCGCAAACAGCGGCTCGTTTAGCCGGTCGCCGCGTCGCGGGTCAATCTGCCGTTGCGGTCTGCCCGGATAGAGGTCGGCGGCTACCTCTGCCA